TATAAATACTTTCTGGACAAGGTCCAGGCGAGATTATATAATAAACATGAATCCTTGGACATCCCAATAAGTAAAGATGTAACAAAAGAAGAATGGTGGGATGAAGTGCGCATGGAAGCATCTAAAGAAACTAATGGCGCCTTACCTCTTAAAATACAATGCATTAAGGAAAGAGGTTCCAAAGTAAGAATATTAAGCAAAACAACAGCTCCCTTAGCTGCTATTCTTACTAAAGTAAACGATCAAGTCATAGCTGTACTAAAAGATATACCCGGAATCCAAGAAGGCTTTCTTCTCCATTCAAAGAATGAGATGAAAAACCAAATTGGTGGGAAATACCTCCTGAACAGACTAAGTCAGGGAGGCTATGATCGTGGATTCTTATACGAATCAGACTGTAGCGAAGCAACCGACTGGATACATACATTTTACGCTACAGCTGTAATAGAAGAATTGTCAACCCTGCTCAAATGGTCTCCACTAGAAAAGATAATTGCACTTAAGACAGTGAGTGGAGATCCAAATGAAAGGTATTTCATGATTCAAGACTCTGATATAAAATTAAGAAGATTAACAGCTCAATTCACTGCAAAATTAACACGTGAACAATTTGAGGATCTTCAACATTATGACTTTTCGAGCTTCAGTCCTTCTCAACAACGACTTGAAATACAAAGTAACGATCAAAATGACGATCATAACCGAATCAGTATTCTCAATAAAGTGGTGTCTAATCCCCTTCGTCCTCACTCTCCTCCGCTTGACCTTTGCATCGGCCAACAAGAGAACAAGCTTAACGAACAGGTTTCGAACTCGCGCACCACTATTAAAGAGAACTTAACCAACGAGGTGCTAGAAAGTTCAATTGAAGGTGACTTCGTATCCGTATCAGTTGATCGAAGTTCTAAAGTTGAGGCTCAGTTTCCGCCCCCACGAAAAGTCAAGTTGATAACCCATGAATTGTTCATGAATGTTACAAACTTCGCAACATTTTACAAAGTTTTAGTTGATCAAAATCGTATAGAACCGTATCCAAATGTAGAAAATGCTTATTACTTAACCAAACCCGACGGGAGTCGCCATATCATCAATTTAGATATTAAAAATGAACCACGAGTGTACAAATTACGAGAAGAAGTGATTCAAGATGAAGTGACTATTGACACTAAATCCCCATCCATTTCAATGGATGATTTCGAT